CTGGGCCTCAGTGCCGGCGGTGATGGTGAGCGCGAACTGGCGGAGCGGGGAGATGCCCTCGATCCGTCCGGGCATGGGCAGGCCGACGATGTGGAACACCTCGGCGTCAGGACCGAACCAGCGGACCTCGCGGCCGAACACGAATACCCGGGATCGCAGCGGGTTCCAGGACTGCTGGTTCTCGTGCTCATCGACGTAGACATCCTGCGGCGGAATCCACTCGATGCCAGTCGGGTAGCCGTAATTGTCGCGGCCGGTGATCCAGCCCCAGGCGTTGCCCTGTAGCAGCACGGAGACCATGAGGGAGTTGATCCAGTGGAACGTAGTCCCGATGACGCTCGGCTGGTCGAAAATGGACGGCCCGGTCCACAGGCGCTTGCCGGGATAGCCGTCGCGGCCCATCTGCTGAAGGTAGACGCGCAGGGGCATCGACGCGGCGTTGTCGGCGAGGAGCTTCACCCCGGCGTACAGCGCGGGCAGAGCGAGAGCCGTGTCCGGGCCGGTGACCATCCGCGAAGGATGCACAGGGCCGCCGGAATCGAACCGCCACAGCGGGGAATTCCACGGAACCCAGGGGACGCCGCCGATGACACGCTGCTCTACGGCAGAGGCCCTGATGTCCTCGCGCAGACCCACCGGCCGCCCCTCTCTCCGTGAAGTGTGTTCACGTCAAGAGTAGCGGAAGGGTCGTTAACGAGCTACGATCAGCCTTTTTCGACCCAGGTCATGGTATTCGCGGGACCGGGCTGCATGGGGGACGGTCCCGCTGGCGTGGCAGCCACCTGCGCCTTCATGCCCCTGCGCCAGCCGAGCCGGACAGCCAGGAACATGAACACGATCGTCTTCTGGGCGTGGAACCACACGCGCCCCGGAAGCCAGCCGATCATGAACAGGACGCCCAGGATGGCAGTCTCCAGGACGCGGCTCGGAGGATTCCGCACGGCGATGTCGTGCGCCTGCCGCGAAAGCTCGTCTACGTCGGCCGTTAGCGTAGTCATACCGGCCAGCATACGCCTACTCCATGTAGAGCAGAACGGCCCCATGCTCGCGGATGAGCCCGATAAGCGTATCGGCGTCCTCAATGCCGCAATCGGCGAGCCCCTGAAGATAGGGGATATTCCGGATGTTGACTTCAACAGGATCACCGCCCAGCGGGCCACCGTACTGCCAGTACCGCTGTGCCAGCTTCGCCTTCAGCGCGTCGGAAAGGTAATTGTCCTCGGGCTCTTTCGGAACGTGCTTCCAGTGCAGGGATTTGCTCACGCCTTCTTGCTCCTTTCACTACAGCAGCCGGGCAGCCCCTGGCACCTGCCGGTGTCCGCGCACGCGCCCTCGCACACGTCCGCGCCGCACGATTCGTAGATCAGCCCGTTGAGGCAGATGTCATCAGGACCGTGGCCGCAAGGGCACCAGGGGTCAGGCATGCTTGTTCCCGTGCCGGTAGGGCCGCTGCCAGTTGACGGCCATTTTCTTGTCGAATTCCTTGGCCAGGTCCACGCCGTAGAAGTCGCATGTGTGCTGGAGCTGGATGTAGAAGCGGGCAAGGCACTTGGCGATCTCCGCGCCAGCCGCGAACTTGGCCTCGCCGATGGACACAAGACCGTGCACCCGGTATGCCTCCATGGCCTTCACGACGAGCTGTACCAGGCACATGCACGCCCGGTCCATCGAGCCGATTGCCGGCTGAACATACGTGTGCTGGTAGATGTCCCGGGCTTTTGCCAGGGCAATACCGTAGCGCTCACAGTAGTCCAGGAGCCTGATGTAGCAGTCAGCGAACTCTGACGCCGTGTGCGGCCTTGCCTGCCAGCCGCCGAGAAGTCCTTCCCTGCCGTAGTCCTCCGCGATCTCGGCGATCTCGCTGACCAGGAGGGCCATAGCCGAAAGGAACGGGACCGGCTCGTCGTACCAGCCCTTCGCCACGCACCAGCGGTAAACGAGTTCCTGGTTACTGGCGTGCACGTCACCGGGAATGTCATTGAATAGCGCGGGCCTTATGCCCATCAGTAAAGCCCCCAGACCAGGAGAACAATGCCCGCGATTATCAGGGCCGCGTATACCGCTTTGCCGAGAGGCGTAAGCGCTTCCCAGTTAAATTTCATGTCACGAACTCCTCTGGTAAGCCTCAGCGAACCATTCGTAGTCCGCCCTGTTAACTTCCCCGTCCGGCAGCGGGCCGAACTTAGCCACTATCCACTGCACGAACTCGGGGTAATGCACTGCGACGTCTTTCCAGGACACCATTTAAGCCACCGTATTGGTCAGGTCGTAGTTCCTGCGCTTCTTGTTGAGGACGTATGCCGCGAGAGTGGCGGCGGTGATGGGCGAGATATCCGATTCGCTGTCACGCCGGCACCACGCCTTGCCGCCGTCTCCGACCACGCGGGTATCAGCGCGGCCGACAGCGTGCCAGAGCGTCGCGGCCTTCTCCTCGCCGAAGTGCCACAGGCGCTTGTCCTTGACCTGCTGCATGAAGAACGCGAACGCGGCTGCCTCCTCGCCAGGCCCGACAGGGTAGACACGGTCTCCCCACTTCCGTACGGCATCGTCAAGCAGCCCTGCCCCGGGACCGGACTTCGGCACGGCGATGGCCAGGGGCCGCCATTTCTTGTACGCCTTGTCCAACCGGCCGATCACCCATTTTGTTCCCTGGCGGGAGCCGTCCGGGGGAATCTCCAGGACGATGCGCTTCTGCTTGTGCTCCCAGGCGCACGCGATGGTGGCGGACTCGCCGTCCTCGGCCACGTCGAAAGCGAATACCACGGGCGGAGTGGGGAAACCGGGGTCCTCGTTAACGAGCACCTTCCAGGCCGGCTGGCTGATCGTAATCCAGGGTTCTTCGTCCGAGGGCCAGTTGCCGATGCCCAGCCGCTCGATGTCGAACTTCCGGTCGGGCATGTTGTCGAGTTCGTCCTGCGTGAACTCCAGGCTGATCCTGTAGCCCATCGCCGGGTTGGCCCGAGCCCAGGCGCGGGGATCATCGCGGTCATCGTGCTTCGGGCAGGTGATGAAGTAGTTCGACTTCCGGCCCTTGGCCTCGTCCCGCGCACAGCCCTCGTCGTGCGGGTTGACAGACCATTCGGCACCGAACAGGTTAGGGCGTCCCTTGCGCATGTTCAGGCGCATCTTGGCGAGCTGCACCGAGACCGTCTCGTCTTCCAGGGCAGCGGAAGCGGTATAGGCGATCTGCGGGTTGGGCCGGGCGGACATGGTGGGCAGCGACGCGCCGACCTGCTCATCGCTCAGGATCATAGCCTCGTCATAGACCAGGAAGTCACAGGAGAAACCACGGGAAGTGGCCGAGCCGGACCGGGCATGGAATTCGAGCTTGGAGGATCGCCGCCGGGTTACGTACTTGCTGTCCGAGCCCATGATCAGGATTTTCTTCGGCTTGAGGATAATGGCTTCCTTGCCGTTGCCCTCACGGATATTGCTGACTTTCCGGTCCAGCACCGGGTATTCCTGGATTACGGTCTTGAGCCGCAGCAGGTGGTTAAGGCTGGTCTTGAGCTGGTGCGAGGTGTGGATGATCAGCTCTTCTTCCAGCAGGAAGAGCCCGACCAGTTCCCGGACCTCCAGGATGGTGCCCTTGCCGTTCTGCCTGGGAACGATGAGCACGTTGTTCCGCGCAGCCCATTTGCCGTTCGGCTTGCGGCTCATCATGTGCCTGATGCACCACTGCTGCCAGGGGTCCAGGTCGTAGCCGAACCCCTTGGCCCATTCCAGGGCCTCTTCGGCTATATGCTCCCCGCAGCCGTGACCGTGCCCTTCTGCGCCCTCAAGCTCGCACATGGGGCAGTCGGGAACGCGCTCAGTATGCCGGTCGGGCAGCTTATACAGGCGGGGCATCTGGCTGCCGAGCAGCGGCCCTTCCATGAACGTGCCGTCTGGCAGCTCGATGCGCTCTACGCGCGGGGTGGTCACACAGGCAGTCTAGTCCTGGTCGGGCAGCTCTCTCTTGTCCAGCCACGCGAAGGTCTCGACGTCCCAGATATGCGTCTGGACCCACCTCTTGGCCCGGTAATTAGAGATAGCCGCGCGAGCCCGGTCCCGGCCCTGCCACTTGGTCTTGCACAGGCCGCCGTTCACCCGCACATCACCCACATAGGCGACCCAGTAGCCCCACCACTCCGGATCGCCCTCAATAGGCGTGACAGTTACCCGGCCTGGTTCCTTATCCAGGCTCATCAGCTTCGTCCCAATAGGGTTCCGCTGCCGTCGTGTCATCTATGAACGCCTCCCCGCACTCCTTGCACATGTACCACAAGCTGATCCAGCGCCACTGGCCGCACTTGTGGCAGTAGTTCACGGCGCGTAACTCATTTCGCGGTACACAGGACCGTGACCCAGCCGCGCGAGTCCCGGATCAGTTCCCGGTAGGACGTGTAGCCATTCCATCTCAGCCAGATCCCCATGCACGCGGACTCGTCCACCAGGTAGCCGGCGACGGTCTCTACGTACTCGCCCGTGGCCTTGACCGCCGGAGACGCCTTCTTGAACTGGCCGCGCTGCCTGAGCTGCGCGATAGCCGATATGCTCCGGTGCGGCAGCAGCTCGTGCAGTTCCCTGGGGGTGAAGTCCGGGTGCGCGTGAAAGATGTCCAGCTCGTCCTGCGCCCAGAGATACCCGCGCGGCTTACCGGATTCGGGCATGAGTGCAGCTCCTGGACCGGCAGGCGAGCTGGTGCACGGGGTCGTACTGCGGCGGGATGAGGCCGAACAGGTGCGCGGTGAGCGTCCCCCAGCCGACGACCACGAACGGGCCTGCGACAGGGTGCCTCGCCGAGGTGCGGAACAGCTCACTGAGTGTCCGGTTGCCCGTGGCGTCGGCGGCTATTACCACGCCTGCTACCGCCAGCCACCCGTAACCGGGATGATCATGCTTCGGCATCGTCATGATGGCTCCTGCGCCAGCGATCGCGGGGCTTTTTCCCGTTCCTAGCGTACCGCTCGCGCCACACGTAATCCCGGGTTTCGCACCACTCGGCGGCCTTGCCGGCCACCCAGCACAGGCCCGTGGGATTGTGCCCGACTTCCCAGCGGAGCGGCATGCCGGGATCACTCCGCACGCCCAGGAGAAGACCTTGCAGCCTCTCCCATGGCCCCTCGTAGAAG